CGCTCCGTCAATGCGTAACGTAACGGCCCATTTTTCAAGGGTTTTTCTGGAGAAAAATACCGGGCCTTCCGCGCCCCGCATGGTTGCGGCCCCCAGGAAGGACCCAAACAGGGGGCTCGTCTGATTTTGGGAGGCCGGGGGCGCCCTCGGCAGTAGCGCCCCCGGCTGGGTTGTTGCCGGGCTACGTCCGCAGTACCAGTGTGGACGCTACGGGGTGAAAGGAGGAAAGCCCCCGCGCCTATGCTCCGCCCGGCCTGGGTATGGAAAGGGGAGGGCCGCCAGGCGTTTCCCTGGTGGCCCTCCCGATTTCCATGCTATCAATATAGCACAGTAAAAAGTCCGATGGCGTCCGATCTTTTATCCGCGCTTGTTTTTCTCTTTGCCGGCCATGTATTCCCCCACCAGTTTCCCCGTGCGCTTACAGGCCAGCAGGGTGTCCAGGGCGGCGTTGTAGTAGTCAAATACGCGGGACCGGCTCATGTGTACGGCCTGGGCGATCTTCTCCCAGGGCTTGCAGTCGATGTGCCGCATTTCCACCACGGTGCGCTCCATGCTGTTCTCTGGCAACAGGTCAATGAGATCCATTACCATGGTGACAGCTCGGCCCATGGCTACCCGCTGGGCCTCTATGCGCTCCTCAACCTCTGACAAGCGAAAGACAACGGACACGGCCCCCTCGCTGTCTGCCGCAGAGTGGGAGGCTGGCATGGTCATGTATGCCGATCCGGGCGCCGGTGCCTTTAGCTCTCGCGCCAGTACATCGTGCCGCCGCTCCAGTATGCGCCGCCGCTCCCGCGCCATGTGATACTGCTGTAAATATTCTTTTACGGCTTCGCGGGTGGCCCCGCCCGTTGCCTGCTGCTTCATGTTCACACCTCGGTTATGTCAATTCCGCGCCGCTCTTTCATCAGCTTTCGCTTAATCAGATATTCCCGCGTCCTGGTAGGCTTGCTTTTTACATCCTCCACCACCAGCCGCCCGTCCCGCTCCCTGTATGTAAAATCTGCCCGGTAGCGGATGGCCCGCACCCTCCGCCCCTCCGGGTCTGTGTATGCCTCTTGCAAAGTAAAATCCACCTGGAGGCGCAGATCATGGATTTCTCCGGCTTGCTGTCGTAGGGCCAGGTAGTCATATCTCCGGGCCTCTTTTTGGCTGTCAAAGTGGAGAACGGCCCCGGAGGCGGTGACCCGCTCGGTGGGGGTGTTGCGATATTTCGCCGCCCTGTCCGTATTCTGCACAGCGGCGGCGGGAGGCGCAGGCCCCCGCCGCTTCTGCTGCTTCATGTACTTTTCCACGGCCTGCTGCTGATATTTGGGCGGCAGGTCCGAAAGGTTGATGGCCATTTATTCGTCCTCCAGGTCCGGGACCTCTACATATTGCCACGACATAGGCGGACGGTTTAGCCCGAACTCTGCCAGCGGGCTGGGGGTGTCGTATTCCTCCGCCTCTCCCACTATCCAGCCATACAGGGATTTCCCGCCGGCGTATTTTTTCAGCTCCTCCTCCGGTACGCAGGATCGGGAGGACAGATACCGCCAGCAGTTGCTTTTCACCCACCCCATGCAGAGAAATTGCCCCAGCACGGCCCCGGTCCCGCTCACATAGGCCAGGACCAGCAGCGGCCACGGATCCGGCCCTCCGGCTCCATCCCGTGGGGCCGTTTTTCTGATTTCCAGGTCTTTCTCCCCGGCCAGGATCTTCTCCCACCATTCCGGTTTTATGCTCAAAATCACCGCCCGCACAGTCAGCGCCCCTTTCCTTTCGGCGGCCATGGCCCTATTTCGTCCATTATCACCACCCCGGTTCTCAAAAGGCTGGCGGGGTAGTGGTATGGGCATTTCATATTTTCCGCCGCCGTCCTCCGCACCAGCGGAATGGCTTTTTTCAGCTCATTCACCGCATAGGACAGGCGCCAGCGGGCGCAGATATATGCGTCATGCTCTACCAGCGCACAGCCCTCACATTGCTGCGGCCTTTTCTGCTCGGTCACTTCTGTTCACCTCCCGGCAAAGGAATAAACCGGCATTTATCCACGGCAAACTCCGCCACATATCCGATGGCCGCACATGCCAGCATAATGTCCGCCATGAGATCGTCCGCGTCCTCCTGTCCGCGTCCGTCCCTGTTCATGTTCCGCAGGTTCCGCGCCATGATCTGGCCAAACTCGTGCAAATTTTCCGACGCGGCCAGCCACCGCTCTTTCTCCACGGTGTAGCCGATTTCGATTTCGCCCACGGGTCACACCTGCCTTTCAAAGCGCCCCATGTAGTGGGCGGCCCATTCCGTTGTTGCGTCCTCCCGGTCATCCCACGGGGAGGCAGAGGGCGGGAGATCCGGGAAATGCGCCCGCAGGTTGTCCTTGTAAAAAACCGGGATTTCGTTCTCCGCGCAGAACTGCGTGATCTGGTCCACCCACTCCCGCCGCGGTGTCACCTTGTCCGCCCGGTTCCCGGTTTCGGCCCCCAGGATCACCCACTGGGGCAGGCCCTCCGCCGCGCTCATGTCCACCGGCCCCAGCAGCGGCTCCATGGACCAAAAGCTGTTAATTGCCACGCCCTGCATAGTGTACATGGCCGCCGCGTCCTCGTTGGCCACTGTGGACCCATACCAGAAATTATTTTCATGCGGGAGTAAGCCCATGTAGTCCAGTTGCAGGTATCTGGCCGGTTTTTTCGTCAGGAACAAATAGCGGTGCTGCGGTGCGCGGCGGCAGGCGTCCATGACCTCCGCGATCCAGGAGGTCGGCACCCAGCGCCCGAACAGATCCGCCATGCTGCACACAAAAACCGTCTGCGGCTCCGCCTGGCGTTCTGGCTGGTTCAGGCGGTATCTGTGCATGGTGGGTTCAAATCCGTATGGGTATGGCGTGGCCTTGATCTTCTCCTCCAGCACATGGAGGCCGTCAGCCAGCGGATCAGGATCCGCACACCTGGCGTCAAAGCGGTGGGCGGTTCGTCTGGCGTAGCAGTAGGGGCACCCATGGCGGCACCCGGTTACAGGGTTCCAGCTCATGGTGGCCCAGTCAATTTTCGTCTTGTTCATGTCGTTTTCCCTTTCAAAGTTTTTCCACGATTTTCCCCAGCCACCGCTTGGCGGCCTCCACACAGCCGTCAAACAGGAGGCCGTCCGGGTGTTCTTCGATGTAATGGCACACGCCGCCGTCTTTTTCGTAGTCGCAGCACTCACAAAATTCAGCGGTGCATAAGATCCTGGCCAGCTCCTCGCGGGAGGCCACCCCGATCATGTCCTCCATGGTGGCCAGGGTCTCCGGTGCGTTTTCTTTTCTCCAGTGTTTGCAGGCTTTCCCCATGTAGTCCAGCAGGCACCCGCCGGCACCTGGGCACCTATCGCATATTTTCATTTCTCTGGCCTCCCAGCATAATCATTTTTTCTCTTACCAGCTTGTCAATTATGCGGCCCTGCTCCTTGTAGCCGCACATTGCTGTCAGCTTGTCCAGGTTATAGGCCGTCTGCGCTGTCACCAGGACGCTGATCCGGCGCATGTTCTTTTTGCTCTGCATGGCTTCACCCCGTTTTCAGTCATCATCAAACATGGAAATTTGCTTCTGCTCCAGCTCCTCCCTTTTTCTCGCCTCTTTTTCTGCCTCTGCCTCCAGCTCTGCCTTTCGTTTGGCTTGCAGATCCGCCCACCGTTTTGCCGTAGCTGTCCCGTCAATGTGTTTCAGGGCCTCCCATGTTTCCGGGTCAAAATTTGCCGGTGCGCGTCCCGCTACGGCGTTTTTCAGGATTAGGTCTTTCCACTGTTCACTCACTCGATAGCGGTCACATGTGAAAAGCGCGTGACTGGAGTAATAATCTCCTATCCCGCTCCATCCCAGGAATACCCGCCGCTTGTTCACCGGCCCGCCGGGCGCCGTACAAAATCCGGGATGAAAACTGTTTGTGAAAGTGCAGTATTCGCAAATTCCAAACATGGGGTTAGGCTTGAAGTCCAGACACTCGCCCTGGACCTTATCGCATTGTGCAATCCCTATGATCCCGCACGGCGATTGCTTCGCCCAAAAGTGAATAAACAGTTTATCGTCCGGGATTTCTTTATTTTCTGCTCCCGTCTGCCCATGCCCACAGTAGCGGCAACGGGTCATAAACACATCGTCCGGGATTTTCATACCGCCACCGCCCTTTCCAGCTCCTCCATTGTGTTGATCTCCACCCCTGCGCACCACTCCGGCAGATTAGCCCGCACCAGGGCCGTGGCAAATGGAGGCGGCACCGCATTGCCGCACCGGGCCACCTGCTTGCTTTTTCCGTAGGTCTGTCCGGTATAGTCCCGCTCGATCTTGTAATCATCCGGGAAACCGTTGGCCCGGTACAGTTCCCGCGGCGTCAGCATACGCAGGCCAATGTCCGCCATGAAATACCAGGCGCCGCCGATCTGGAACAGGATCACATCCTCCGGCCCCAGGTCATAGCCGCAATATGTATTCAGCAGCTCCCGGATCTCCGGCCAGTGTCGGAGATCCGCCCCCGGCTCCGCTCTGGTAATCTGCGTGGTGACCACACCATGGTGGCCTCCTCCGGCGGTGATAGTCTGCACCGGCTCCGTGGCCGGTCCTCCCAGGTTTGTGCCTTTCATTTTGACCAGGTGGGCAGTTGTCAGCCCCTCCCGGTCCTTTGCCGTTACCGTATGGAGCGGGTCCTGGATATTCTGGCCGTGCTGGTCGCTCCCGTAGTATTTGACCAGGCTGGCCGCCGTTAAGCCGTAGCGGTTGGCGGCGTCGATGGTCATAATCGGCCCGGTGATCTCCTGGCCTCTCACATGCTCGGACTGTTCCGTGTGGTACTGGATCAGGGAGGCCCCAAAAAACATTTGCCCGCCTCCGCCGCCGGTCCGCGCCGTGTCTATTGGCTCATTGACTGGGTGGCCCGTGGAGTTGGTGGTGTTGGTCACTGTCCAGGGCGCCATGGTCGGGCTTACCACCCCATACCCATGCTTTGCTGTAATGGTCTGGAGCGGGTCCACAATCTCCTGTCCCCGGAACTCTCCAGCATGGTTGACCACCACCAAAAACGGGTTTGCAGACTTGACCACGAACTTGTCCACGCCCCTGGCCACCCGCCGCATGGTGTTGGGT